TGCACCTTTATGTGGCTTATAATCACCCTTCATCAATTTAAATCCATTGCCAGACTTCATCCAATGAAAACCTTTTGGTGCATCAACTCCTTTTTTTGCCATTTTTATTCTTCCTTTTTACAATTGTTTTTACTTTACTCATAGGACTAGCTCTTTTTCTTTTTACTGCAGACTTAATCTGTGACTTTGACATAGCGTTTGCTTTTGCTCTTGGCACACACTTTGGATATTTTCTTTTGGCATCTTTCTTTTGTTTTGTCCTACCACACTTGGCATAGCCACCACCTTTTTTCTTAGACCCAATATCTACCCAGTCTTCCTTAAACCACTTTGTAAGTCCACCACTAGTCTTTGCCATTATGCTGACCTATAGCCTCCACCTCGTTTTTTGTATGTCTTAACTAACCAAGCGTTTGCATATGCAGATGGATAAACATCAAATTTACGTTTCGCCTCTGCTTTTACTCTTGCATACAAAGCCTTATTAGTTGGTATTGACCCTTTTTTCTTTGTAGCTTTTTTCTTCTTGACTGCCATAACAGCTCCCTTTTATGGGTTGACTTATTTATTATTTTATTTTACTATATTTTTTTATATTTAAACAAGAGGATAATATGGATGATCCACATAAATTTAGATCAATTATAAACGAAAAATTAACATATTTTGTTACTTTGTTGGGAAATAAAAATTTAACTGTAGAACAAGAAAATGTATTAGATAGTATTGATAGATACATTTGCAATGAAGTTGGAATAGACATTAAAAAATTTCCTAACTACGATTAAGTTAATAGTCCAAGAGCACCCATTCTATCTATGAACTCTTGATTGACTGGTTGCACCATCCTTTTTGTTTCCAAAAATCTTCTGTCTCCACCTGTTGGAAATCCTTGATTACGTCTTACCTTCAATTCATCTATGTAAACGTCACTAGATTTTACAGGTTCTTTAAACCTTGAAACTTTATCTCCAAATAAAGCTGATTCATATGTCTCATGTGTTTCATCTGTAATTAACTCTGGTTTTCTATTTACATCAATTCTTGCCATAACTTTTCCTGTTTGATCTCCTGATCCTGTTCCAAAAAAATCTACATGACTAGTTGCCGCCCTAATACTAGGCACATCTGGGAAACCTAAATCTCTATATTTTGCTTTGTCTAGTGTTTCTGCTAATATTTTTCTTACTTTTCCACCACCATCACTTATTAATTTACCACTTTCATCAAATGTTGCTTTTTTATTTAAATATGTCCTTATATTTTTACTATCTATACCCGGCCAATTAGGAACAAGTTTAGACATTTCTTCATCTAATATTTTTTTTGAATTTTTTGTTACTTTAAATCCTTCCATTAGTGCAAGTATAGTATCTGATACTTGAGTAGAATAATCGTTAGAACTGCCACCCATAGGCTGAAAAACACCATAAATGTCTACACCAGGTTCTAATATCTCACCAGTCTTTGGATTTTTTACTTGTCCACTAGCTTGTTCTGCATATTTTCTAATTATTTCTAATACTTTGGGATTTGATGCCCAAATCTTATTTGTTTTCACATTGTCTGGACTAAGCATAAAATCAAAGCCACCTTGTTGATTAGTAAATCTACTTAAAGGCACTTCATTAACAGATGTTAACGATCCAAACCCCAACGATCTATCACCAGGAAGATTTACAAGTTTGGCTTTTTTCTTAAATAGTTTTAAGAAATCTACAACAGGTGGTTTAATTAATTTTTTATCAATTATATGAGTAGCACCCATATCTTCAATAGGAACTCCAAGCATAGGAACTTTAAATCTGCCAAACTCTGTGTCTAACATTTTATTAGAAGTAGAAAACTTTGACCCAATAGGTACATTTTCGTAGTAATCTTTTTTGAGCTTACTTAAAGCTCCAAGATCATCCATGTAACGTAATCCACTTTTAACTAAAGTGCCAATAGGGTTTGCCATCTAAACCTTCTTTTTCTTCTTCTTCTTTTTTAACATAGCTAACTTTTTAAAATCAGCTCCAGTCAATTTGTTTCTTGGTTTTGCTACGTTGGCTATCTTCTGTTGTTTTTTTGAGTATACTTTTCCAGGCATAATTACATCCCCACCTTTGGTGACCCATGACCTAGTATCTCATCCATGACACTTTGCATATCGCCACTATCAACTTTCATTACTTTAACTTTCATGCCATCACCCATGTGCTCTTCTTCCATCTCTTCTTCTTCGTCTGGAAGAACCATGCCTTGATAACATAGTAATAAAAAGTTAACTAACTGATCATCTGAAAGCTCTAGACCTTCTGCTGTATGTGGAAAACCCATCTTTTCTTCAAACAACTGAGCATTTTCTTCCATATTCTCTACGTTAATATCAGCCATATTTTACTCCTTTTTTAAAATTAATTTTAGTTGCTATTCCTAAAACAAAGCATATGCCTTCGCCTATCTTACTAACAGCCTTTACTACTTTGTTATTCTTGCCATATCTACCCTTAGATAAATCAAACGCCATTTGTTTTGCCCATGCTAGTGCTAATGGCTTTACTATCTTATATACAATACCTTTTCTTTTAAGTTTTGTAGCTACATATTTACCCCATACACAATATCCACGATATACATTTGGGTCAACACGCTTTCCATATACTTGATCATATTTGTATATATATTTTTTCATGTCACCCATTTCATATAATGCAGTGCATATATAAGTTGGCTGATTACTTTGTTCATCTTTACTTATATATGTTCCTGTTGCTTTTTGATTTTCTCTAGTAACTGCTTTGGCAAAGTTAGGATCGTATCCCTCCATGCCTTTTACGTTAGTCTGCTTAATGCCATCTGCTCTATAGTCACTGGCACTTTTCATACCCGTTCCTTGATCAGCCATATCTTTCAATGCATATGATCCCATAGCTGATCTAAATTCATTAGCCTTAGTACCTTTTTCCTTTGGAGCATTCATTTGTCTACTTAATCTTCCACTAGAGTATGGGTTTGCTCTAGCATCTTTTGGCATCATCTGACCTCCTGCACCTTTGATCATATCATATAAAGGATTACCTTGATCGTCTTGCTTGTAATCATACATAGGAGCTAAGTCTAATCCAGGAATTGTTTGACCAAATCTGTTCATTTCAAAGTTCGTTACAACACCATCTTTATTTAAATCTGCTCTTGATCTAACTTGTGATATTCCAGAAGCTGTGTTGCTTGGTTGTTTTATGTTGTCCATAAAGTCTGTTGAATTACCCAATAATTTATTAGCGGCTTCTTCAGCTTGGTATTTTCCAATCATGCCACCAACTGCCAAAGGTGCACTTACTCCAGTAAAACCAAGTCCAGTTGTAAGAACATCTGTTGGAGATACGTTATACCCAAATATGTTTAAAGGATTATTTTGACTTTGCACTCCCATAGACAGTTTATCAAAGTCACCTCTATCTATACTTTGTAATGCACCAAACTTCTTAGCCATTGTTAGTAGATCACTCTTCTCGTTCTTCTCATATCTGCTGGCATATATTCTTGAGAAGGTACGCCACCTCTTGAATCTGAAGGAGCTATCATTCCTTCTGCAAAAGGATCAATGCCCATTCTAAGCATTTCTATTTGTTGAGGAGACATTCCACTTGTATCACCTTGATTAAGCATTTGATTTACCATTGCATCTTCTGGCATACCCATTGCTGTAGAGACATTTCCTCTTGGTGTAGGCAATGCACCTAATGCACCCATTTCTTCTGGAGACAACATAGCTCCTGTTTGCCCAGTAAAATCTTGTGGCTCTACTGCTGGTAATTGTTTTTCCATAGCAACTGCTTGTACAGCCTCATCTTCTCTTAACCCCATATCCATTAGCATTTGTACTTTTTCCATGTCTGTCAAAGCTGATCCAGTTCTTCTTTCCGCTTCCATCATTAATTCTTGTGGAGCTATGGAGGCTCCAGTTATTTGTCTCATTGGTCTATTTGCAATAAATTCACCCATATTATTTGGCATTGGTCTTGGTGTATCTACTGGGTTTCCTGTTACAGAATCTACCATCTCTCCATTTGGCATTATTACTATTGGCATTATCTTAGCTCCTTTTGTAGTTTTATGGCGTTCTTTTCACGCTCTAGTTGTAATTCTAATTCTAGCTTGGCTACTTTTGCTTGTAGCTCTTGCTGTAGTTTGGCTTGTTCTATTTGCATATCTTGTTTAGCTTCTGCTTCATTAATCGCTAACTTCTGTTGTGCTTTAGCTTTGTCAGCCTCTATCTGCACTTTAGTTCTAGCTTCTAGTGCTTGTGCCTCTAGTTTAGCAAGTTCTTGTGCATACTGTAATGGGTTTTGTGATTGTTGTTGATCAGCCATAGCTACAAGTGGCTTGATAGCTTCCATTTGTGGTGCTTGTCTTACTACCTCAGCCGCCCTTTCACTTATCACTATGTCAAGTGCTGGATCAATATCATCAAATTTAAATTTAGGGTCTCTAACATCAGGCATTCCAGGAAGTGTCATGTTTATGCTATTTTGCATACGCTGTCTATAAAGCAACGCTATATGTTCAGCTATATGAGCAATTAGTATTGGTTGCATAGTTCTTGCCCCTGGATTTCCTGCAAGTGAAGGATCAGATAAAAACTGCATATGTACTGCAATATGACTATCATGGTCTTGCTCTGGGAATGCTCTTATAGGCTTACCATACATAACAGACATATTTTCATCTATTGGGTCTAATCTAGATGCTTTTTCTGGTGCTTTTAGTATCTCATCAATATTGTTAATTCTAATTGCTTCGTACATTCTTTTGTACGCCTCATATTGATCATGCAGTTGAGGTGCTGAATTAGCCATCTGCAATACTGCTTGAGCTTGTGCAATTCTCTGTGCTGTACTAAATATGTTAGGATCACTTACTGGAATAATATCTATTCTATCGTTAAAGTCTCTAGCATAAATAATTGTATCTACACCACTTTGAGCAAACTTAAATTCTTCGGGCAAATATTCTGCATTTAATTTAGCTAAGAGTTTAAATTCTTGTCCTTGTGCATAATGTAATCTTTTGTGTATAGCACTAAATGATTTACTGCCTTGTTCAATCAATGCGACAGTACTTCCAACGGGAGCATTTGGGTTAACATCACCTACATTTAGGTCTGCAGTATTCGCAAATCTTCTACCAATATCTGTGATAGCGTTCATAAGATTGAACAAGGTTTGAGATGGCTCTTTGAAAGGTAGTGGCATAATTGCCTTATTTACATCATCTACAGTAGCATCCAAGTCAGCAAATTCACCTGGATTAATCTGCATTTCTCCACCAGTAACTCTACCTTTTAATTTAAAACCACCTTGCATATTTGCAAAAGCCGCACTATCCAACAGTGCTCTTAATGACCCAGTAGCCGCTTTACCAAGTCCACCTATCATATGATACAAACCAAAACCATAAAACCCAGTTCCTGGTAAAAACTTGTAACTTACGAACCAATCTCTTCTTTTCTTTTTGTCATCTTGTTCTTCCCAATTACGTCTTACTGCTACGACCTTTTCTGAATCATAGTCAATTGTAACTACATAAGGTAAATGAACTTGATTATCTTCTTCTTGATCTACATCATCAATTCCATCAAAGCTCTGATAGCAATGCATTTCTAACAATGTCATTACTTCATCTTTAGATTCGCTGTTGTAAGGGTCTACGCCTTCTATCTCACTGCCAATATCTCCACTTGGGTCAATATCTTCTGATGTGTATTTACTTGGAAGATAAAAGCCAGACTGCACATATTTGTTAAAGTCGTTTCTTGGCATTCTAATTACATGAGTATATCTGATAGATGTATAAAGGTCTTTACTTTCTGGTGATACTACAAAATCTTCTGCTTTCACGAATTGAGAACATTGTCTATCTAAGTTTGCATCCCACCATATTTTTTTAAATGTATGTCCAATTAATGGCAGTTGAAATAACATCTGATCTAAATCTGGAAAGTATTCTGGCATCTCTTGAGTAATCTGATAGTTCATAAAATCTTTTACTCTTTTAGCTTGTTCTTCCATTTCCTCATTAGGATCGCCAACTATTACAGTTTTGACTGGCCCGCCACTTGGGTATAATTCTGCTATAGCTCTTGCATTAAATTGTGTTGCGGCTTCAGCTATCATGGGATGTACTACTGTACTAAGTCCTCTTGATGCTCTCTGATCTTCTTCTTCCTCTTGACCACCTTGTGGGTCTAAAGTTTCTAAACCTTGTTTGTATCTAAATTCCCATTCTGATCTAGCGTTCTTATCTGTTTCATAGAAACTAATTAGATCACTAGCAACTGCATTAAGTTCCTTCGCATCAATTTGTTCTGCTAAATTTTCATCAAATCCAGTATCTGACTTTTCTTCAACATCTAAATTTGGATCGCCAATCAGAACTTCATTTTCATTAATTTCTTCTACTTGAAAATCATCAGAAGGCATTGTTTCAGCAAATGGTATTACTTTTGGTTCTCTAGCCATATATTGTCATCCTTCTCTCTTCTGTAATGTCATCTTCGTCATAATCTGTAGAATGAGTGATAAACCAACCTTTTCTCAATCTTAACCAAGCCTGTGTACAAGTGTCAACTATATCATCATTATCACCCGCAGGAAAGGCTGAACATATATCAATTAGATTTTTTGCCCATTTTTTTCCTTGTGGATAATATATTCTACCATCTTCTAATAATGCAGAACTACTGTGTGCTCTTGCAATCTTGTCTCTATCCGGCGAATAAGCCAACACTGGTATCCCACCCATCCTTAAATCTTGTAACAAACTTTGACCGCTAGCCTTCTTCTCTATTAACACAGTATCAGGTTGCCAATCATCGTATGCCTCTTGTGCAAGTTTCCTTAACTCTGGATACGTCACTCTATCGTACCACATTTCTACTACTATTGCATTAACTTGTCCATTCATCTTAAAAATTCCCCATGTAGTCCTTGCACTATAACTACTAGTTTCTTTTGTGCTGAATGCAGTATCATAACTTTGAACTAAATATTCTATATCGGGAAGATCATCCTTTTCCCAGGGAACCCACCATTCAGATTTTAATATTCCACCACCTTTTGGCATAGGTCTCTGTTGTAATTGCCCAGCACTTGCATATGATCCTAAACTTTTTTCAAGTTGCTCAAGTGTGCTATGGTCTATTCTCTTTTCCCATAACAACTCACCTTCTTTAGTTCTTGGGTCTGAAAAGCCTAATGATGTTTTAGTTGGTGTTGGATGACCTATCTCATATCTTGCGGGTAAACATAAGTGATCCCAATCATTATATTCGTTTGCTAATATATGTCCTGTTAAATCGTTTTCATGTACTCTTTGCATAATAATTATAAAAGCACCAGTCTTAGGATCATTCAATCTTGTCTGCATAGCTTGATCCCACCACTCTAATACACCTTCTCTGACTGTAGATGATTCTGCTTCCCTTACGTTATGTGGATCATCAATAACTATTATATCACCACCTTCTCCAGTAAGTGCTCCATCTACAGAGGTTGCAATTCTTTGACCAGTCTTGTCATTCTCAAATCTTTGCTTTTGGTTTTGATCTGATGTTAATGAAAATGCATCTCCAAAATATCTTTTGTACCATGCACTATCTATTAACCTTCTGCACTTAACGCTATCTCTTATGGATAGAGACCCTGCATAACTTGCAAATAAAAATCTTTTTGATGGCTGTATTGTCCAAGTCCAAGCTGGAAGAGCTACTGCTACGCTTATAGACTTCATATGTCTTGGTGGTATATTTATTATTAATCTTTTTATATCGCCTTCTACGACTGCTTGTAGATGTTCACTTATTGCATCTATGTGCCAATTGTCATAAAATTCTCTGCCAGGCTCAATCGCTGACCAAGAGTTTTTTGTGAACTCCTTCAATGACCTCTTCATTTCCTCTGCTTCCACCTTCTGCAGTAACTGAGGTAAGGATTGATTTAAGTTTGCTAAGTTCATTGTCGCTTATCCTAGTTAAATCTATAACTTGCTTTTGTTCTATTATAGTTTCTTTCTCTATCTTATCTTGCCATCCTGCTCTATTTTTCAAGTAGAATATCATTGCAGTATTATCGCCTTCCAAAGCCTTCTCATATAATTTATTAGTTACTCTTTGGATGCCTCTGCCTCTTCCTCTTTTTATAGCCTCTGCAAACTCTTTAAATTCGTTCTGTTTATCATACAAAGTTGATTCGCCTATTCCTAGAGCTAAAGCTATTTGTTCAGACGTAAGTCCTTGAGATGCATAGGCTTCTGCTCTTTCGCACATATCTTTTGTAACTACAAATTTAGGTCTTCCAACCTTCTTAATAGTCTTTTTAGTTTTTTGTTTCATTTTCTTCTCTCTTATCGTGATAAACATACACTAGAGCTTCACACTTAGGACAAGATAAATTAGTTACTAATGAATGTTCCTCATCATCTTCTGTATCGTGATCACCACCCCAAATTAATTCTGTGTTACAAGCCCAGCAATTCATGCTATAACTTTAATAAGTTGATTATTAATTTTTTCATATAGCTTATCTATATACTCTTTTTTTTCTTTTTTTGATAAATCATCTATATCATTTTCAATTTTTGTCTCAATGGTTTCAACTGCTTCACAAATACACCATATATCTGCATCACAATTTTTTTTGCACTTTAAACTAATAATCTCACTCATTATAACCTCATTTCAAATTGCTCATCGTTATTAATTGTTGTATCTACATTTTTTTTAAACCCAGCTAATTCATTATTTCTAAGTCTTGTATAAAGTTTAAAGTCTTGATCTTTCAACAATAGCATAGCATCTTCATATTTTTGATCTAGAACTTTTTGTGTTTTATCATCTATATCAGACGTAATATCCATCTGTAGTCTCCTCTACAACCTCTTCATAAACCTTAGTTGTATTATTATATGTAAAGAACTTTTGTCCTATGTGACCATATACACCTTGCTCTCTTATCTTTCTTGTAATGATTTTAGTAGAATTATCTTCAAAGTCTCTATGAACTACTAAAGCTGTATCACTCATGTTTGCCCAATGTGCAGACCCACTAACTTGATATAGATCGGGTGGTGGAACTACGCCACTATCATTCCTCTGTAATTTATGTGGATGAGCTACCATCCAAACTACAAGTTGATGGTTTCTTGCAAACTGCTGACACTTAGCAATTATGTCACGAATGTGTTCATCCTCACGCTTAGAGTAATCTCTATTAGGACTAATCTGATTAAATGGGTCTATGACTAAACCCTTTATACCAAACCTCTGCTTGGCTACTTTCGCCTTACTCAATATAAACTCTATGTCTGGAATTTCTTCTGTGTTCTCAATAAATTTAAAGTGATTATCTAAAAACTCAATTCCACCATTAAGTTCTTCTTGGCTTATCCTTGCAGTCAAGCCTATGTCAAATGGCTTTCTGCACCTCTTCTCAAGTAAACGTCTTATGTGATTTGGGGTTGAATGCTCTGGACTAAATATTGCAAAGTTCCAATTCTCATTCTCTGCTAAGTTTAAAAGTATCTGATCTAAGAAGTTACTTTTACCATGATTTGGAATACCAGTTATCAAGTTAAATGTACTTGGCATCACCTTATATATTTTATCTAACTCTTTGAATCCAGTACTAAAAGCCTTCTGCTCATTACCATCATAAATATTCTGCACACTATCGTGATACTCTTTTACACCATGTAAACCTTGAACTGGAAATTCTTCAGCATATTGTATACATTCTCTTAATGTTTGTTTATCATATTTAATTAAACATTCATTGGCATCTTTACATTGCCAACTATCTTCTCTAGGGAAATTGACAACTTTACAAATGTCTTTGCCAAATCTATGAATAATCTCCAACCTCAACGCCTTGCCATTTTCGTCAGCATCTGTGGCTACAATAACTTCGTCTGCATCAAAAATCCATTTAGAATGTTCAAACGCTTTAAACCTTTTATCATCAGATTTAAATTTTGCTGTTTGAGGTGCACCATCTGGTAAACTTACTACGTTTCTAAACCCAACCTCATATAAAGCTAGTACATCTAGTTCGCCTTCCACAAAGATTACACTCTTCATGTTAGTTTCTTCCCAAAATTTCTTTAACATATCTATATTATACAAGCACTTAGTTGCATTTTTTTCCTGCAGAAACTTTTTATCTTTAGTTCTGCTTTTGATGTTTACAATGTCTCCATCTAGGTAATATGGAAAACACAGCTTTTGATCTTTGGTAAAAAGTTTAAATGTCTCAGCAGTAGCTGGAGTTATCTTTCTATGATGCAACCATGTTAAAGAATTTGAGGATAGGTCGTGATTCGCACTAGATACAATTGGTATTGGTGGTAATGTAGGCACATCTCTTTTTATTGTATCTATATTTCCTACAATTCTACCTTTGTTTGTAACAACTCCAAGACCATTGCCTTCTTTAACGCCACCACTCCAATCACAGTGATGACACATCCAAAGAATGCTTTCATTTGTTACAGTTACAGATAGACATGGGTCATGCTTCTTTCTTCTATGTGGACTGCAGTTTGGGCATCTAGTTCTGTAATCGCCCTCACTGTAGCTATTTAAGTGTATTCCTTGATCCTTTGCTTTTTCTATTAAAGTTTTTTCATTATTCATCATTTGTTTATCCTACTAATAAGTTTAAGTTTGTTTTTCGTTGTTTAGGTTGCTCTACATCATTAAATCGCTTTTGCGATAACCAAGTCTTAGCGTGTGG